CCTGTCATCGTCTACCATATAATGCCCCAATAGCCCAATTGGCAGAGGCGTCGGTCTTAGGAACCGAAGGTTGGGAGTTCGAATCTCTCCTGGGGCACCAATTTGGTCTGGTAGTTTAGTTGGTTAAAACATCGCCCTGTCACGGCGAAGACCGTGGGTTCGAGTCCCATCCAGATCGCCAATTGGCTCCTTCGTCTATCGGTTAGGACACGAGACTTTCAATCTTGTAAGAGGGGTTCGATTCCCCTAGGAGTCACCAAGTCCCTATAGCCCAATCGGCAGAGGCAACAGACTTAAAATCTGTCAAGTGTCAGTTCGAATCTGACTAGGGACACCATATAATTAGTTATTCGGGGATAGTTTAACGGTAAAACCATGGACTTTGAATCCATATTTCCTAGTTCGAATCTAGGTCTCCGATCCATTTGCTGGGATAGTGTAGTGGTAGCACCCGAGTTTGTGGAGCTTGTAGTCCAGGATCAATACCTGGTCCCAGTACCATTTGAGGACAGAAAATGAAAATATATTGGACAGCATTAAATACTTTAATAGAAGAAAAGATAACAGAACATTCTCTTCAATTTATTAATTATCTGGAACCAGTTAGTACTTTTGAATTATTAAATAATTTACCATCAGATAATTTGGAAATGCAACACAATTTTAAATATTGTCCTGCAATGAAAAGAAGAGTTTCTAATTCTTATGAATTGTTATTTCCTTTTGATTATAGATTAAAATTTGACAATTCTGGAGGGGGTCGAGTTGTAACTGATATTTACGATCAAAAATTCTTTGATGATATTGTCACTATAAGAAACAATAAAATTAAATTGGTATCATTGAATTTGATGTATATATTCATACCAGAAAAAAGCGTAGAAATTCAAACAACAAATTCTTATCTTAGTGACAATGAATTTGTTAATAGAACTATAGCTATGCCAGGACAATTTAATATATATGATTGGATAAGAAATATAGAATTTGCTTTCTTTCTTAAGAAAGATTTTGACGAAGTAAATATTAAAAAAGGCGATCCTTATTTAAATGTGAAATTTTTAACAGATGAAAAAGTGGAATTGTGTAAATTTTACCCAACTGATAATTTTTCTGTAATGCTGAGAAGAAATTGGATAGCTAGGAATTATAAAATGCCAAGCATAAAGCCTTTAAAATATTATTATGATATGTTCAATCAATCAAAAATGAGAAAAGCTTTTATGCGAGAAATACAAAATAATCTTTTGGATTGATTAATATTCCCCGATAGCTCAGTTGGTAGAGCAAGGCACTGTTAATGCCTGGGTCGGAGGTTCGAGTCCTTCTCGGGGAGCCATTTTTTAGGATGTAGTATGTCTGCCTTCATACATGATTATTGCAAGTTCTATCCCAATCATTTGGGAGAAGATATTTGTGATGAATTGATTGCGATGTTTAAATGGAAACCAGATCTTCATATCAGATATGACGACGATGGTTTTCCGAATATGACGCAGATAAACTTTACACAGCATAAAGACATCCATCCTACGCTTCACCAGCATCTAGTTGAACGTGCATTCGATGGTATCGAAAGATATCGTAAGGAAGTTCCGGAGACTAGGTTCTGGCCAAAGAATTTCGCATTCGAAGAATTTAGAATCAAACATTATTCGGATGGCAGAGAGCATCCTCATAGACAGTCAATAGATCGGTTCGACGAACATATTGATTCGAACGATCTTATTTCTGGCAAACGGTTTATGATTTTCTTTTGGTATCTAAACAGACCAGAGAGTGGCGGAAATACTTGTATAACGAATATCAATCTGCACTATGAACCAGCAAAAGGTAAGCTGTTAATGTTCCCGCCTTTTTGGATGTATCCACATACTGGCGATCCAGTATTAAGAGGCGATAAGTATTTACTAAGTTCGTATATGCATTACAGCGAGTGATTATGACAACTGTTCCAATTTACAACCAATATGGCGAAAAGATTAATGTTTTAGAATTTAAAGACAATCTACATCATGTTAATGGTAGAGTATCAAAAGGAGATAAGTATTATTATAAAGGAGCAGGATCTCCATATCATGGTCAGTTCCTTAGTAATGATCCGCATCTAAACATTTACGGTTATAATATTCTTTCTTTCTCAGACGTTTTCTATATGGGTCCGTATGCAAGCAAGAGATGTTTCGAAGGAAAGTCTGGTATTTTTCAAGAGAAATATCAGCCACAATTTACTGACTTTATTGGATCTTGTGGAGTAAAAGAACTTTCTATTATTGAGAACTCAGAAGAATTCGATTTATCCTCTGTTGATGTTATTAAAGCAGAGAACTATGACAAAGAAAATCAACAATATTATTTTGTTCTTGAATACACTTGTGGCAGAATAAAATATCTAGACGAGGGAAACCCAGGAGAACTTTTATATCTTTTGGAGTATATGATCCAGAATGATTGGAATTTTATTTGGGATAAAACTTCTATAGAGGATATTTCCTGTGATGGTTTTGTATCGGATGTGGGCGACATTTTTAAATCCGGAAACCTGGGTAATAAACTTGGCACCGTTTATTCTGTTCTTTATAGTCTTGGTAAGTTACGTTCTGATAAATACGCAGAATTTCTCCGAGAATGTGAACTCCAACATAACAATGATATGTCTTACGTTTATAATGCTGTGGTTTTGTTACATAAGTTTGGAGTAGATGTTTCTGAACTTACAAACAAAAGTCCTGTAGAGAATTATAAAAACGCTGTTCTTAACTATCTTGTTACTGGTCGAAATTGCGGAGACTGTTGTTATATAGAACTCGGCGATAAAATTAGAGAACAGTATCTTTCACAAACAAAAAAACAATTAAGTGTTGACTAATTACCTAAATACGGTATAATAGAATTATAGATTGGGATAGGCGCCAAAAATAGCCTCGTGTAGATCTAAGGTTAATCTATTATCTTATGGAGATAAAGATGAAAAAGATTGTTGCTATTACCGCTGTTTTAGGTATACTTACTACTCCTGCTAATGCTTGGTATCGCGGCGGATGGGGCGGTGGATATTACGGTGGATGGGGCGGATACGGCGCAGGTGCTGCTATCGGTCTTGGTCTTGGACTACTTGGTGGACTAGCTGCTGGTGGATATTATCGTGGCGCTCCATATCCATATTACTCGACTGGTCCAGGCTATGCGTATGGTCCCTATCCGGGAGTTCGCTATCAGTATTACTCTGGTCCATCGGGTTACTACTATGGATATTAAAAAACTCGCTCTTTCTCTTTGTCTTTTGATCACTCCTGCTTATGCAGGTCAAGAGATCGATGTCTGTAACGATTGTAAGATCTATTACACTCGTCCAAAAACAGTCGTAAAGAAAGTTGTTAAGACAGTTCCTGTTCCAGTTGTTCCTGTAGCGCCAAGATTGGTGGAAGTTATTCCACCACAGTATGTTCCCAATGGTGTTGGTATTGTTACTAATCAAGTTTATATGATGCCAGTAACTCCGCAAATAGTTGTTGAGCAAGTACCTGTGCCTCGTCCAGTATGCACGACATATCCAGATCCTTGGGATACTTTTGGATATATCTTTGGTGATCCTTATATGATCACAACTTGTTATTAATGCTGGCATAGCTCAGAAGGTAGAGCAGTTGATTTGTAATCATCAGGTCGTGGGTTCGATTCCTGCTGCCAGCACCATTAAAGGATAATATATTATGGATCATAAAACAAGTGCAATAATTAAAATTGTTTGTTTCTTTTTAATTACTATTATCATTGGCTTTGTGGCTTCTGATATTAATATTTTGGCAGGTGAATAATGACATTAGAACAAATTGTAATAGCGTCAAGCATCTGGTTTGTTTTAATTCTAATGGTTTATGGGCGCATAACATTTACCAAAACAAAAGAATGTTATGGTATGTGGTTCACCAAAAAATATTGGACCGACTATAACACGGTTGAGTTCATCTCTTGGTTTGCTAAGGCGATTATTATTGTTCCTGGTCTAATCTTTCATATTCAAATTTGGTGGTTATATTTTTTAACATTATCTACATCTCTAACGTTAATCTGGGCTAGTAATAAAAAGCTATTACCTACGTTAGTTGGATTCAATACGTTATGGGCGTGGATTAGTTGTATGGTTCTTGCTCAACATCTATTTTAATATTAATGCGGGTGTAACTCAGGGGTAGAGTGTCAGCCTTCCAAGCTGTTCGTCGCAGGTTCGAATCCTGTCACCCGCTCCAATTTTTAGGATCATTAATGAGTAAAATAGATCTTAAGGAGAGGAGTGCTCTCCTTTTTGTGCATATTCCAAAGACTGCAGGAACATCGATAAAAATAGCATTACAAAATGCTGGATTTAAAGACAATTGGAAGAGAATGAGACCTCCAGAGAGATATCTTTGGGGTCATGATCCTTTTTACGTTTTAAACGAAAACAATTTTATTGGTGCAGATGTTTTTAAATTTGCGGTTGTTAGAAATCCATTTTTATGGATTTATAGTTTGTATCAATATATTATAAACACAAACATTCAAACATTTTACGATTTCTCTCATTTTTTGGACACTATAGAATTCGGTAAAGGAAAACATGCTTTTTCTTTACGACAAGGTCAAAGATATTATCTATTAAATAGTCATGGAAATGTAGCTATGGATAGAATATATAGATTTGAAAATATAAAACAGTTAGAAAAAGATTTAAATATAAACTTACCTAGAATAAATATAGGAGATTACACTAAACAATCTTTGCTAGAAGATTATTCTCATAAAAATGTAGATCGTGTAAAAAACTTATTCAAAGAAGATTTTGATTTATTATCATATGATTCAAACTTAGAAGTGTAGTTATTGAAATCTCGTTTATTATTTGTCCATATACCCAAAACTGCAGGAGTAACTATACGTGTTGCTCTGGGAATTTGGCCTTCTGATTCTTGGAAAAGAGTATATTATCTAGGACATGATCCTTATCATGTTCTTAAACAAAACAACAAAATAGAAAAAGATGTTTTTAAATTTACCGTTGTTAGAAATCCCTTTACTAGGATTTATAGTTATTACGATCATTATAAAAGATTCTATTTCAAACAAATTTCTTTTAATAATTTTTTAAAAAACATAGAAAAAAGACAATTATCAAATAATTCTCTTGTTTCTCTAGATCAATCTTTTTATATTTTCGAAAACGGTAAATCAGAATTAGATAAAATATATAGATTTGAAAATCTAAAAGAATTCGAATACGATTTTAATATGCCGTTGATAAATTTAAACGATGGGTGTTATACCAGTGAAGATTATTACAAAGATTATACTGAAGAGAACAAAGATCTAGTAAGAAAGATCTATGCTCGAGACTTTCGTAATCTAGGATACTCTGATGAGTTCTCGTGATAAGAAGTATATGGACTTTGTCCGTCGACTTGCTACGTATAAGTAGTAAATATCTCTAATACCCTGTTAACATATTCCCCACGATCCTTTACAAATAGTTGTGGTTCTTCATGATCCACCGCTATTAGTATTGCGATCTGAGGAATTTCTATTTTATACATATACTCAAACATCATAGAATAGACAGTTGTTTGTAGGAAGTAAGACTCGATCCAGCTTTCCTCTTTCAATCTACGACTTGTTTTAAAATCAATTACAGAAGGTATACCATTAAATTCTGCAATAAGGTCGCAACGACCTGCAGTTTTAAGAGCCACAGAATATAAAGGTAGTTCAATACCAAGAACGTTATCTACATGTTTATCTAAAAGCGTTTGAATACCTTTAAAAGCATCAATTCCAGAAGGCATAGCACCCCGAAGATATTCCTCTTCATTGAGTACATAACGCTCTGCGATCGAATGTACGGCGGTTCCACGACGAGCAGCTTGTGTAGAAATTTTTTGAGCTTCTTCTTCTCCGACACGTTTTTTCCACTCTATTAGTGCTGTTTTATCTAAAGCAGAATCCAACACAGTTGTTACCGAACGAAACTTTTCTCCGTTTGGTAACACATAGTATCTTTTACCTTCAATTGTTTCGGTAGTAATTTCTACTTCCGGAACAAGGTTATGCTTGAATATCTTTCTGGTAGCCATTAATCACCGTATATTTCGCATCCATACGAGCAGTAGTAATATATTCACCAGGCTTATCCGGATGTGGAGCAATCCAATTTAAAGCAATAGGACCAATTCCTTTTGCCAAGTAGTATCGAGCACCAGAAGTCTTTTTACCCCAAGACTGTTGATAAACAATACTTAAAATATCATCATATTTATCACCGTTGGAAAGAGTCATACTAGACATCCATGATTCCCAGATAACAATCTGAGTACCAGTCTGAAACGATGGTGGATTAGAAGAGAACGGATTCATCCTAGGTTTATTCTGATATGTCTCACCTATAATTGCCCATTCACCCCAACCAATACTTGGATCCATTACTACTTTCTTACGACTGCCAAACAAACCACCTTTAGGGTAGTCGTCTCTCCATTCAATCATTCCTGCGCCTGGATAATATCTCATATACCAAGTATCTTGCCATTGCATAGCAGAATTATAATCTACATATAAAAGATCTTTTTTATCATCAGAAAGAAGAAAATAAGCAACAAGATCTTCTCCAGAATTATCTACATATTTGTAATGAAATGTAGAAATCTTTCCATATTTTGGGTTTGGCCAATATTCTGGAACAAAGTATTTCTGAACTGTCATGCTAGATTCTCTAAGAATTGATCGGTTGCTGCTTCCCAAGAGAACTTAGCTGCTCTTGCTACTGCATCTTCTGGTTTTAATAAAGAAGTAGATTTTATAGCGTGTTCAAATCCTTTTTCGACTAGAAGTCCCGAAACACCATCTTCAATAATGTAACGATTAACTTCGTTATCGAATGCAGCAACAGGTAATCCACAAGCCATTCCTTCCAACACAACAAGTCCAAATGTATCTGTTAGCGAAGGCCAAGCAAACACATCATGTTTAGGTAACTCTGCAGCAATTCTTTTAGCATCCATTTTACCAAGGAATGTAGCATCTGGATATTTTGCTTTATATTCTTCTAATTGTGGCCCATCACCAATAAGAGTTTTACTAATCGAAGAATTATTAATAGAAAGAAATGCTTCTAAGTTTTTTTCAGCAGATATTCTACCACAATAAACAGCAGATATGTATCCGGTCTTTGGTTTTGGATACATTGGGTGGAATAGATTTGTATCTACTCCACGTGACCAAATTTTTAGATGCTTAATACCCAACTCTTTACAGTAATCAACCATGCTGGGGGTTGTAACCATAACAGCACTGCTGTCTCTATGGAACCAACGAAAATACTCACCGCTAACTCTTGGTGAAATACCAGTATGTATCTTAACATATTCCGGATATTTTGTGTGAAAGGAAGTTGTAAAAGACTTCTTGTACTTTTTACAGCTATATCTAGCGGCAAGACCTATTGCTCCTTCTGTTGCGATGTGAATCTTGTCAGCATTCTTTACTTCTTCATCAGCAATACCCATAGGCAAAACTGGCATAAAAATACCAGTTGATGGTTGTAATGGAATAGTCAATTTATAAAGACCAGGATGAATTACTTTAACTTCATGACCACGAGACTCTAGATGTTTCACTGTCGTCTTTAGTGTTGTAACAACACCATTGATTTGTGGATCCCAAGCATCAGTAAAAATAGTAATATTCATTATAGTTTCCTTATAATCTCAAACTTTCCATTATGATGTTCAACAATAGCAGTGCAGGATTCTACCCAATCTCCGCAATTCATATATTCAATATTATCAAAAGTACATATATTTGCATGATGAATATGACCGCAAACCACCCCATCGACGCATCTCCTTTTGGCTGCATCTGCAACTACTTTTTCGTAATCGCCGATAAAGTTGACTGCTTCTTTAACGCTCGATTTCGCCCAAGCAGAAAGAGAGAAACCTTCTATGTTCAAAAAATTATATACGTTCTGAAGATAACGATTCAAGTCAATCATACGATCATATAGCCAACCGCCAATTAGAGCGAGCCACTTGGCGTTTTTTGTAATCAAGTCAAACTGATCACCATGAATAACAAGATACCTCTTGCCATTCTCACCCTGATGAACAGTTTCGTTTACCAATTTAATATTACCCATTTCGTTTCCTGCATATTCACGAAGAAACTCATCATGATTACCAGTAACATAATATATTTCTACTGCTTTTTTAGATTGCTTTAGAAAGAATTGTATAACATTATTATGGGTTTGTGGCCAATAAACTTTTTCTCTCATCATCCATCCGTCGATAATATCACCAATAAGGTAATATCTATCAGCTTCGGTTTCTTTAAGAAAATCTAATAGTTTTTCTGCGTTAGAGTGACGGGTGCCAAGGTGAACATCAGATATAAAGATTGCTCTGTATTTCCTTTTATCTTTTGACACAACTCCTCCTATGTTATGATTCTCATTTTGTCTTTGAGAATAATATATTCTTTCACCAATGCAGAACGAACGATATCTTTGGCTTCAAATTCTACTAACTCAAAAGATTTCATATTCTTAACAACACGCATAAAATCTGTTAGGCCACTACGTTCATGTTCTCTTGTAAAGTCTGATTGTCTAAAGTCACCACAGAATACTACTTTGCAGTTGTGGCCAATACGAGTAATAACAGAGTCAAGCTCATGAAGAGTAGCGTTCTGCATCTCATCCACGACAACAATACAGTCGTTGAGTGTAATGCCTCTAATAAAAGAAGTAGAAATAAATTCAATAACGTTTCTCTTTTTTAAATACTCGTATGAATCACCTCTACCAAACAACTCTGTGCAAATTGCATAGTAAGGAGCTTCATATACTTTAGTTTTTTCTTTATCGCTACCAGGAAGGAATCCCATATCTCTGGTAGGAACTACTGATCTTACAATAACAACTTTCTTATAAACACATTCAGGATCGCTAAGGATTTGTTTCAAAGAAAGGTATAATGCCATGAACGATTTACCTGTTCCAGCAATACCATGAAGCATTAGATTTTTATCATCTTTAAAAGAATCAAATGCTAGTTTCTGATTCTCTGTTAGAGGATTAAAATGCTTTAGATTGAAATTTATTTTCTCTTGGTAATTTTCCTTTTGTTCTTTACCTTGTTGACGAAGAATTCTTCTTTCTTTACGGGTTAATCTTTTTGTTGATTCTTCTTGCATTATACCCCTATCAGAATGTGTTGATGGTGCTCCTTGAAATGCCTTTTTGATTTCCCTTCTTCATATGTTTCAACAGATCACGAAAACCCTGATCAGGTTTACCCATGCCTCTGCCAGAATGGATCATAGGAGCGCCATTTACAAGTTGAGTGATATTCGGATTTTCTTGCAAGTATGCATCAAGTTCCGATATCGACATAAAGTTTTCATACTCTTCGCCAGTATCATTATTTAAAAATCTATATGTTGGCATCAATATTTCCAATTATTTTTTTCAATAATATCGTCAATATCTTGATCTTCTTCTTCCATAAAAGCAGATATATCTTTGGTGCGTAAAGCTCTCTGTTCTCTTTTTGCCTTACGCTTCTGTTCGCGCTCACGAGGATCATCATGAAACTCGTCACGGTCTGAATAATCGTTCTTCTTAAATTTCTTAATAGCTGATTTACTCATTCTACAATCAATCCTGGTAGTGCTTCTTTAACATGTCCAACTGTAATGCCTGGAAATGGCATCTTCTTGTCTTTAATTGCGACTAGAAGTTTTGCATCGAGAGGATCCACACGTTCAAGTAGTTCAATGAACATCATCTCTCGTTTATTCTGATTTAGATCTGGGTAAAAACCTTCAACAAAGTAACGTAACTTCTCAGCTTCTCTGTGGAGAACATGCTGTTGGTCAACTACTTCTGTTGGTTTGTATGGAGGTTCGCCTTCTGGAAGAAGGAACTTAATTGATGGATCAAAAGCTGCCTGAAGAATCGCTCTTAGTGCGAATGTATCATTAGCTTTTAGATTGTCAACTTTTTCTTGTGTCTTTTTCAACTTTGAAACACGGTGTAAAAATTCATACATACCGAGAACAGCCATTAATTTCTCCTTAGAACTCACTCAGATGTTCAGTTAGATTTTTGAGTTTATTTGTGATAAAATAATTTAGTAGTTTACTACGATCACGGTTTTCTTGAGCGTTGTATTGTTCCATAACTTTCTCTCGAATATATTCGGGAGTGAAACTCAAATCAATCAAGTTAGCATTACGAGAATAATTTCGAGCAATCGTCGTATCCATTTCTTCTAGATCTGTGCCCATAATTTTTTCTAGTTTTTTAGCGGTCAACGGTCTCTGTCGATCGCCCACAACAAAAACATTATCAGGAGAGAGCACATTAGGAATACCATCTCCGGCGTCTCCCTTTAGAATATGTTCGTGTAAGAAACGTTCTGGATCGTCGTGTTTAATCCACTTCTTACGAGTGGGGTCGTATTGCTCGACGTTAGCATACGTATGCAGTTGAATAAAGTCCTTATCTCCAGAAAGGATCAAAATCTTCTCGCCAGTATTTAGTTCTGCGCCGAATTTAGAAACCAATGTGGCAATGATGTCGTCAGCCTCTGCAGACTCGACATCAATAACTCTATAAGGGAAATATTCTTTTAATTCTGCACGAATCTTATTCATACATTCGAATATATTCTTCCAATTCAACTCAGAAGATTCAATATTCTTTTTACGGTTGGCTTTATAGTAAGGGAATTTTTGTTTGCGCCAGTAATTAGTATTGTCGCAAGCGATAATCATTTCGCCGTAATCTTCTCCGAATTTTGTTTTGTAAGATCGGAGAGAATTTAAGATCATATGGCGAACCATATTTTCTTCTAATTGAGCGTTGGTATGATTACCAAGCTGCATAAGAAGATTAGATAACATAACTTGATTCAAGTCAACAATAATCACAAATCACCTATTCTGTTTCGGATTCTTCCGGTTCAGTTAGATCTAACTCTATTCTGTCTACCACTTTATATGCACCATTCTCTGTAAGCTCTTTTTCAAAGATATTTTCAATAAGAATATTAAAAGGATGATATATACCATAGTGTTTACACATTATAGCTCGTAATGCTTCGACAATAAATGCACCATCTCTAACATCTTCATCTTCGTCGTCCATCATACCAAAACCAGCAAGATCTAACTGATTGAACAATATCGGCGCCATGGCTAAGATAGTCTCTTGGATATGATAATGTTTCATCATATCTAGATTGTTCTGGATATTTTCGACAGTCTGTGCTGCTAAATTAATCCTAGAATTAGGTCTAGGAAAAGAGATAACGTTATTGCTTACTGACAAATTATAATACCTTATTTTAAATAAAAAGTCAATAATATTTATCCCGTATGATAAACAATATGAGATCCAGATCCGTAAAACTGTAAATCATAGATCCTACAATCTTTATGATTGTCAGAGATCGCCTGTGCTACAGAGTTTCTATCTTTTTCTGGAACGTAGAAAATAAAAAATCCTCCTCCACCAGCGCCTAGTAGTTTACCACCAAGGGAACCAGCATCAATGGCTGTCTGATAAATATCATCAAAATAATCTTGCGTAATTTCTTCGCATACGCCTTTCTTATCGAGCCAAGATTCATGAAGCAATCTACCGAAGTCGTCGATTTTACCTTTATGTAGAAGATCTACTGCTTCGAATGCCTTGTCCTTAGAGCGTTTAACTTTGTTAAACTTGTCTATGTCTAACATAGCTTTCTGTTGTTTTTGAAGAATGTTATTAGCATTTCTAGAACGCCCAGAATAAACAAGCATTAGATTCTTTTCAAGAGCCTGGATATTAGGATTGGTTAAACGTAATTCATCTACTGTAACTTCGCCATTTTTCTTAAACTTAAATAAATTCATTCCTCCCCATGCTGCAGCGTATTGATCTTGTTTACCAACAGGATATCCGCAACGATTCATTTCTATCTCGCATGCAATATCAGCAACGTACCTACGTGTGCTGTTATCATACTTGGAACAAGATAATGCTTTTACCAAACCAACAGTAAAAGCAGAAGAAGAACCGAGCCCAGAACCCTTAGTAATAATATCTGAAATAGATGCAACTGTGATCTCCTTTGTATAATTATAATACTTTAGAGTTTCACGAGTAATAGCATGCTGCATTTGTTCGATGTCGTGTTGTTCTTCGACGTCGTCATACATGCAACGCACACCCATATGCGGGACTTTGTGAGCAATTACATAAATGAATTTATCAATAGTTACAGAAAGAGCAGCACCATCTTCTTGTTCGTAGAAAGATGGCATGTCACTTCCCCCACTAAAGAATGAAACACGCAGTGGAGTTCTTGTAAGAATCATAATTATTCTACCTTATATGAAAACATTTCCTTTGGAAACATACGTGATTCTTCGTCAGGATAATGAGCTAGTAACTTTTCTAGAGTTGATTCCCAACGGGTTTTTACGTAATCAATATTATATCTACTATCAACAAAGATTTTATTGAAATGAATCATCTTATCATGATTCTTACTACGAACAAAATCAATAGCAGCGTTTAGATTACCAGCAAAAGCAGCTGCATGGTTATTGATGTTTGTTAGATCTCCATGGAACATTACATTTAACCCACCGGAAGTTTCAGGTAGAGCGCCAAGATTAGGATGAACACATACCAAACCAGCGGACATAGCTTCGAGCATGGCTCTGCAGGATGTCTCTGTCCAAACACAGGGGTAAGCAAAGATATGAGATTTGTTAAGATGTTCTTTGAGGGTTTCATTCGGAACAAATCCATGGTATGTCATTTGAGGATGATTACGAATCTCATCATACAAAGGTTCGAATTGTTTATCGGCGTCATCCCAACCATAAATCTTGAACGAAGAGAACACATCTAGATGAATGTCTGGATGATTTTTTGCTAGCTCTTTGAATACATGAACAAGAATATCAAGACCACGTTGAGGAGTTGATGTATAAACTAAACGAATCTTATCGTCTGGTTTATCAAAACAAGTCTCAGGAGCAGGAATAATACCTGATTCTAAAATAATTGAATTCTGATCATAAGGCAATCCATGAACTAATTGGTAACGTTGATACTGCCAATTAGAAATGAAGATGAACTTATGAAATTTTGCACGCCAATTAGCATCACGAAATTTAGCAGATTCTGGATCTTCTGGTAAATCATGACACCAGAATAAACGAATCTTGCTTCCATCTAAATCTCGTGGACGTAACAAATTATTTGGAAATGTTCTAGCAAATCAGCAGGAAGAATCTCTGCTAGTTTTCTCTTGGCAATTTCTGTTCCGCCGTTAGCCTTTTCGGAAATTTCGTTTTCTTCAAAACCCTTCATATCAATCAATCCTAAATCCTGATGCCTTAGCATCATTATAAAACATATTAACTGTGTCTAAAGAATATTGGTTCAAATCTTTACCATCTTCTTCAAGTGATCATGAGTCATCGTAATAATGTCGCACCCAATACGTTCTGCTTGAATCAAATTGAATACTTCTCTAGTAGAAGCCCAAAGAAATTTTGCGTGTGGGCGTGGATGTTCCGACTTCTGGCGCATACATTCTGTCATTTTCAATTCAGGATCAATACCAGCGTCAGCAATTCTTCCAGCAAAAACAGAAACAATGGAAGGAGTTGTTCTATCTAGTGACTCCAAAACTTTAGCAGTTTGTTCTGGAGTAAAGATCGCAGTTACGTTTACAAGCACACCTTCTGATGATAACTTTTTGATAAGTTCGTAACTTGCTTCACCCTTTGTATTTGTAACAGGAATCTTTACGTATACAGTATAATCTGCAGCAGCGCCCCACTCTGCGATCTTTTTCGCCTGAGTATACATGCCTTCGTAATCGTCAGCGAATACTTCTAAACTGATATTAGTGTCTGGTCTGACATGCTT